CCGGTGGGCGGGGCCGCGGGCGTCATATGATGCCGCCAGAACTTCCACCGAGAACGCGAACCACTGGGCCAACGCCGACGCCCTCTCCGCGAACGCGGCCAACAGCGCCGACGTGCGGCAGCGGCTCCGCACCCGCAGCCGGTACGAGCGGGCCAACAACGGGTACGCCAAGGGGCTCATCCGCGGCCGGACTAACGACACGATCGGCACCGGGGCGCGGCTCCAGATCGACCTCCCGGAAGCGGTCGCGGACCCCGAGTTCGACGTTACGCTCACGACCGGCACCCCGACCACCACCGCGGCGGACCTCGCCCGGCAGGTCGAGAAGAAGTGGTGCGAGTGGGCCGAGGCGGTCGGGCTGCCGGAGAAGGTCCGGCTGCTCGCCGACGCCGAGGACACCGACGGCGAGGGGTTCGCCCTGCTGGTGGCCAACGCGAGCCTGCCGGGCGTCCGGCTCGACCTGCGGGTGATCGAGTGCGACCGGGTGACGACCCCGGGGTACGCGACCCTCGACCCGACGTCCACCGTGGACGGGATCGTGTACGACGCGGCCGGCGAGCCGGTCGAGTACCACGTCCTGCGGCAGCACCCGGGCGACGGGCTGGCGTGGGGGTTCGGCTCGTCGGAGTTCGAGCGGGTGCCGGCCCGGCAGGTGATCCACCTGTTCGAGCGCGACCGCCCGGAGCAGTGCCGGGGCGTCCCGGTCCTGACGCCCGCCCTGCCGCTCTACGCCATCATGCGGCGGTACACGCTGGCGAGCCTCGGCAGCGCCGAGTTGGGGGCGATGATTTCCGGGGTGATCGAGAGCGACCTGCCGCCGGACACCGGCCCGGACGGCACGGGGGCGGTCGCCCCGGAGTTCGAGGCGATGGACTCCATCCCGTTCGCCCGCAACCTGCTGCTCACCCTCCCGGGCGGGCAGAAGGCCAAGGCGTTCGAGAGCAAGAACCCGAGCCCGTCCTACCGCGAGTTCAAGGGCGAAATCCTCACCGAAGCCGGGCGCGCGGCGGGGGAGAACCGCAACACCGCGACCGGGTCGAGCGCCGAGTACAACTACTCGTCCGGCCGGCTCGACCACCTGCCCCGGCAGCGCGGCATCAAGATTCGCCGCGAGCGGTTCGAGCGGCACCTGTACGACCGCCTGTTCCGCGAGTGGCTGGCCGAGGCCGAGACCCTGCCGGGCTACCTGCCCGCCGGCCTGCCCGCGGTCGCGGAGTGGGAGTGGCGGTGGCACTGGGACGGGTTCGAGTCGATCGACCCCGTCAAGGACGCCACGGCCGCCCAAATCCTCAAGGAAATCGGCCTCACGACCGACGCCGACGAACTGGCGAAGGTCGGCAAGGACTGGCGCGAGCACTACGCCCAACTCGCCCGCGAGCAGGCGCTGCGGAAGCGGCTCGGCATCGTGCCGCCGGCCCCGAAGGGCGTGACGTTCCAGCCGACACCAGCGGGGGACACGGCCAATGCTGGCTGACCTCCCGGCGTTCCCCCGGCTGCACGAGTACTTCGGTCTGTGGGCGTATGAGCCCGAGGCGTTCTTCGCGCAGTGGAGCCTGTTCCGCGCGACCGACCTCACCCGGCACGCCGCGGCCCCCGCCCCGGGCCGCTCCTCGACGATGACGATGGAGCCCGGGAAGAACGGGCAGAGCGTGGCCGTGATCGGCGTCGGCGGGACGCTGATGAAGCAGCAGAGCAGCATGGGCGGCACGAGCACGATCCAACTGCGGCGGGACATCCGCACGGCCGCCAACGACCCGACGGTGTCCGGCATCCTGCTGGCCATCGACAGCCCCGGCGGGGCGGTGGCCGGGATGATGAGCCTGGCGGCCGACGTGAACGCGGCCCGCCGCAAGAAGCCGCTGTGGGCCGGCATCGACGACCTCGGGGCGAGCGCCGCCTACTGGCTGGCGTCGCAGGCCGACGCGGTGTACGCGAGCAGCCCGACGGCCCTGGTGGGGTCCATCGGCACGATCATGACCGTGTACGACGTGTCCAAGGCCGCCGAAGCCGAGGGCGTCAAGCCGCTGGTGTTCGCCACCGGCCCCCTGAAGGGCGCGGGCACCCCGGGCACCGAGATCACGCAGGAGCAGCGCGACTACTTCCAGGGGCTCATCGACGACACCCAGCAGCACTTCGACGCCGCGGTCCGCAAGGGCCGCAACCTGAGTGCGGCGGACCTGGCGAAAGTGCGGTCGGGTGGGGTGTTCCCCGCGGCCGTCGCCAAGGACTTGAAACTGATCGACGGCATCCAGCCGCTCGAGAAGACACTGGCGGACCTCGCGTCCGCGAAGTGAGAGCAACGATGGGGGCCGCGCGGCGTGCCGCGCGACCGACTACGCGGGGCTGAACCGGGAGTAGCTACCCGGGAGAAGCCACAACCTTCGCTGACCCGTTGTGGGGGTCGCGCGGCAACGCCGTGCGGTCCCCATTTTCTTTTCCCCAACGGGTCGGAGGTCGCTGTGGACTTCAACGCATGGTGCGCGGCGAACGAGTTCGACCCCGCCACCCTCACCCCCGCGCAGAAGGCAAAGCTCCAGGCGCAGTGGCGCGCCGAGCAGAACCCGGCCCCCAAGCCGGACCCGGAGCCGAAGCCGAAGCCCGCCCCGGACGCGAAGCCGGCCGCGGACGGCGGATTCGACGCCCAGATGGAGGCCATCGACCGGGAGGCCGAGCGGATCAACACGATCCGCACCCTCGCGGTCAAGGCGATGGAGGACAACGTCGGGCACCCCGACAAGGTCAAGCAGCTGCGCACGATGTGCGACGCGGCCGTGGCCGACCAGAAGACCACCGTTGACAAGTTCCGGTGGGCGCTGATCCAGGCGTCCGACCGGTTCGCCGGCCCGCTCATGTACGCCCCGTCGCAGCCGCAGGTGACCGACGAGGTGGTGGAGGCCGCGGTGTGCGTCGCGCACCGGCTGCCGGGGGTCGAGAAGAAGTTCTCCGACCGCACGCTCGAAGCCGCGCACAAGCAGTTCGGCCGGGGCGTGAGCCTCAAGCGGCTCCTGATGATGGGGGCGAAGGCTAACGGGTTCCGCGGCGACGACGGCGACTACTACGGGGTGTGCCGGGCGGCGATGGGGCCGGGCCGCGGCGACGACTACCGCGGCGGGTTCGGCCCGGTGGCGAGCGTGGGCGTCAGCACCGGCGTGCAGGTGCCGGGCATCCTGGCGAACACCGCGAACAAGTTCCTCGCCGCCAGTTTCATGAACGTCGAGCAGGCGTGGCGGGGCATCGCCCGCATCCGCGGGGTGAACGACTTCAAGCAGGTCACCACCTACCGGATGAGCGGCAACAACACCTTCCTGCGGGTGCCGCCGGGCGGGGAGATCAAGCACGGGTCGCTCGCCGAGACCAGCTACACCAACCAGGCCAAGACCTACGGCCGGTTGCTGGGCATCTCGCGCGAGGACTACATCAACGACGACCTCGGGGCGTTCGTCAGCGTCACGCAGGAGTTGGGCCGGGGTGCGGCCGACGCGCTCAACAACATCTTCTGGGCGACCTTCCTCGACGACGCCGCGTTCTTCCCGGTGGACAAGAGCCTCGGGAACTACGACGACGGGTCGACGGACAGCGTCCTCAGCCTCGCCGGGCTCGACAACGCCGAGAGCATCTTCGGCGTCCAGACCAAGCCGGACGGCTCGCCGCTGGGGGCGACCGCGAAAATCCTGTTGGTGCCGACCGCGCTCAAGAACGCGGCCCTGACCTTCATGTCGAGCCAAGACCTCGTCGTGGGCACCACCGCCGCGACCGGGGTGAACAAGAACATCTTCGCCGGCCGGTACGAGGTGGTGTCGTCCGCCTACCTGTCGCGCACGTCGATCAACGACGAGAACGGCGTCCCCCAGACCGTCACCGGGTCCAGCACCGCGTGGTACTTGTTAGCTGATCCTTCTGACATTCCTGCGATCGAGGTTGTCTTTCTATTCGGAAAAGACGCGCCCACGGTAGAAACGGACCAATTCGAATTCGACCGTCTGGGCCTTGCTACCAGGGCGTACTTCGATTTCGGTGTCTCACGACAGGAATATCGTGCGGGCGTCAAAATGAAGGGGGCTGCGTAACGACCGGGTCAACATAGCGGCGGCCGTCTCGCATCTTCTGGACGAGATCGGTGAAGGCCGCAACATCCTCGGGCATCCACTTCCAGGGTTGCCCGGGCGTCCCGACCCGAGTGCCGCGGCGATCGCGCTTGCCGACCTGAGAGACCAGTTGAAGGGCGGCTTTGAAA